CAGGTTGTCCTTCACTATACTTATTTGTCATTATTGATCCCAATGCATCAAGTACATTTTGAGATGTAAAGTTTTCACTTGCAATTAATTCTATTCCTTCTTTTTGTCTATCATATTCATTTCTTATAATAGTAGATACTTCATAATCATCAATATTCATTTATTATTAGTATTTAAAATAATCTTAAATATTTATTTTAAATGCCAGGGAGGGATAAAGAAATAAAACCTTCAAAACCAAAATGTATCACTGAATTACCGTGTCCTTTTGCAGGAATAAAATGTCCTTGCGGATGTGGACAAACATATTCGGGAATGTGTCTACGGCCACACCCTTGTCCCTTATGTCAAAAAAATAAAAACATTGTCTATTAAATTATTTAAACACTTATCAATTATAAATAGTAAATAAATGGTTGCGATTGGTATTGATTTAGGAACTACTTATAGCTGTGTTGGCTGGTGGAAAGATAATCGTTGTGAGATTATCGCAAATGATCAAGGCAACAGGACTACTCCCTCTTATGTTGCATTTAATGATACTGAAAGGCTCATTGGTGATGGCGCGAAGAATCAATCATCGATGAATCCCACAAATACTGTATATGATGCTAAAAGATTAATAGGTAGAAACTTTAATGATATTTCACTTCAAGCAGATCTAAAACAATTCCCCTTTTCTGTTGAAGACGATGGAAATAATAAGCCAATCATAAAAGTAAACTATAAACAAGAAGAAAAAAAATATAGACCGGAAGAAATATCTTCGATGGTTTTATCCAAGATGAAAGAAACAGCGGAAGCCTATATAGGGGAAAAGGTAACTGATGCAGTCATTACTGTACCCGCATATTTCAATGATTCACAAAGACAATCCACAAAAGATGCTGGAATGATAGCAGGACTCAATGTACTACGGATCATTAATGAACCTACCTCTGCTGCGATTGCATATGGACTAGATAATAAGGAAAACTCTGAAAAGAATATTCTTATCTTTGATCTTGGAGGTGGAACATTCGATGTCTCATTACTCAATATTGATGAAGGTATCTTTGAAGTAAAGGCGACTGCTGGAGATACTCATTTAGGGGGAGAAGATTTTGATAATATCCTTGTAAATCATTTTATTCAAGAGTTTAAAAGAAAAACTAAATTAGACATAAAAGATAACAAAAGGGCTCTAAGGAGACTTAGGACTTCTTCGGAAAAAGCAAAAAGAACTTTATCCAGTGGAAACTCAGCTTCTATTGAAATTGATTCTCTTCATGAAGGCGTTGATTTCTTTACATCTATTACACGCGCGAAGTTTGAATCCCTATGTATGCACTTATTTAATAAATGTATGGATCCCGTTATGAAAGTATTACAAGATTCAGGTATTAGTAAGAGTAATATTGACGATATTGTCCTAGTAGGGGGATCTACAAGGATTCCAAAAATTCAAGAATTATTAAGTAACTTCTTTAATGGAAAGGAATTAAGCAAGAATATAAATCCAGATGAAGCTGTTGCCTATGGTGCAAGTGTTCAAGCTGCGATTCTTTCGGGGACAACTTCCAAAGATGATAAAGCAAATGATGTATTATTACTTGATGTAGCGCCTCTCTCTTTAGGACTTGAAACAGCGGGTGGTATTATGACGAAAATTATTGAAAGGAATACAACAATACCCTCTAAAAAATCTCAAGTCTTTTCAACTTATCAAGATAATCAACCAAGTGTGACTATCCAAATATTTGAAGGTGAAAGGGCTATGACGAAAGATAATAATCTACTTGGCACTTTCCAATTAGATGGAATCCCCCCAGCTCCAAGAGGAGTACCGCAAATTGAAGTGTCCTTTGACCTTGATGCAAATGGAATAATGAATATTGAAGCTTGTGATAAAGGTTCGGGAAATAAGAAAAATATAACTATTACTAATGATAAAGAAAGACTTAGTGCTGAAGATATTGAAAAAATGATACAAGAATCCGAAAAGTTTAAAAAAGAAGATGAAGAATTAAAAGGTAAAGTTGAAGCAAAGAATGAACTTGAGAATACACTTTTTCAAGCAAAATCAACAATTGATAAGGATACAGAAAAACTAGAAGAAAATGAAAAAGAATTACTTAATCAAAGGATCTTGGAAGATCAAAAATGGTTGGAAAGCGGTGATTATACAACAGAAGAATACAAAGGTAAAATAGATGATTTTAATACCTTTATTCAACCATACATAACAAAATTATATCAAGGACAAGATCAAGGGCAAGGGCAACCTCAACCACAACCCCAAGATGGAGGTGAAAATACCCATGAAGAAGGCCCTTCTATTGACGAAGTAGACTAAATTACATTAAATTACTCATATCATATGTTGTATTCTTTTTATCATATTTGGGATTCTCAAGCGGAATAGGTAATTTAGATATATCATTCAAATACATATCGTGTTGTTTCAATGTATTTGTCACATTTTTTACACTATAATCAATTACATCGGCATTTAAACCTTTAATAATCTCTAACATTTCATCGTGCGTTGAAAATCGTAGTCCTCCCTTTTGTAAATAAATAGACCTCATAATTGTATATATTTCTTCATCAGATTGTTTTGATATTACTTTATCTGTATTTTTAAATACATTGTAACGGATATTCTGTTGGATATCCTCTCTGTTTTTCATCGAAAAGAAATAATCACTCATTTTTGAACTCTCAATAATACCCTTTAAAGAATTATCCTTGTAATTATTATATAATAATTCACTTTCTACTTTTTTATATTCCTTTATTTTTTGAATATCTGATACACGTCCATTAAAATTAGATGCTTCCATTTATATATATTATAAAATAATATATATATTATTTTAAATGATTAATCCCAAAAATTTATTCAAATATCTAGTTATGCTTATTATTGTTTCTATCTCCACATTCTACATACCAAATTGTTCTATCATTAATGAACACGCTATCTATATCGGATTACTTGCGGCCACCACCTTCGCTATTTTGGATAAATGTATCCCAAATACTATTATTATTAAAGAAGAAGAGTCTATTTAAATACTAGGTATATACTGCCATAACAAAGTACCACATATCTTTTCCCATATTTTATCTTGTTGTTGTAATTTTTCACGACTCTTTAAAAGTGGAAAATATACTAATAAATCATCCAATTCAAGTAATTCACAAAATTTATGTAAAACATAAGAATAAGAAAGGAAGTTCTTTCTCTCAGAAGGACAATGTTTCATAAAAGGCGTTTGAATTTCTTTAAACATCATACGTAGTTGCTCCTCATACTGTCTTGTTAATATTGGTGCTTTTTCTCCATTTAATATATTTATAATATGTGGTATATGCTCATAATATTTATTAAATTTTAATTTCTTTAATATCTCCCTTACAACCTTATATGATAATTCATCTCGTTTAATAAATCTATTCTTATTTAATTCTTTTAATATTCCTTCATATACTTCTTCCGGTATGTCTGTCGTCTCTTTTGCTTGAAATTGAGCAAGCCATTCATTAAAATGATTTATCCTCTTATATGCAAAATAAGATGATTCTCTTGGTGGATCCTTATAAGAAACTTTTTCGGAATTAATTATAATTGATTCAGTATATCCACATTCTTCACACAATAATACACTATCTATATGTTTTAATAATAAAATATTATTACAAATTGGACAGATATCATTTTGTAGTTCTGTTTTTGTTGATAAAATATTATCATCAACTTTCACCATATATTTATTAATTAAATCATCCCCAGTATTCTTTTTATTTTTCTTATTCATAAAATCTAATACTGTTACTTCTCTATTTGGTACTCCATCCACATTATCCTTTTTTGAATAATATTCATTTAATATACTAGAAGTATCTAAATAATACTCAATTTCTTCGCGTTTTTTTTCTTCACATTTCTGTATGTCTTCACTCAACACCCTTATAGACTCAATATCTTTCCCGTGATCCTTGAGTTTATCTAATTCCTCTTTTTTACTATCCAATATCCCATCGTTTTCCTTAAAGTCCTGAATTATATTATTATGTATCGCATCTATGGTTACCCTTGTATCAGCAACTATCTTCTTCAATGGCTTATCCTTAAAAGACATTTTATATTCCTTTAATTATAAACTCTTTAAATAAAAAAAACCCGAATATATTTTTATATTTGTAATTATTAAATAAGTATGGGTAATACTAGAAAATCATCTAGAAGAAATAGAACAACTAGAAGAAATAGAACAACCAAAAGAAATAGAACAACTAGAAGAAATAGAAATAGAACAACTAGAAGAAAT